ATTCTTATTGGACCTATCCAGTTACTCTTGTGTCATCGGCTGGCGCGGGAACAACTGGTTTTGCCAATACGGCTCCGCTGTTCTTGGCGCTGGTGAATGGTGTTTCTGGCCCGACAGGCCCCGGTGGTCCTACAGGGCCAACGGGTTCTACGGGGACAACCGGATCAACAGGTCCAACAGGCCCTACTGGCCCCACAGGATCAACAGGCGCTGCTTCTACCGTAGCTGGCCCGACAGGACCGACAGGCCCTACAGGCCCAACTGGTGCAACAGGCGCCGCAAGCACTGTCGCTGGTCCAACGGGCCCAACGGGTGCAAATGGTAGCACTGGTGCTGCTGGTCCCACTGGTCCAACAGGCAACACAGGTGCGGTTGGTCCTACTGGTCCGACAGGTAATGTCGGCGCTGTTGGACCCACAGGTCCGACAGGCCCACAAGGGAATGTTGGCCCCACGGGTCCAACTGGTCCAACGGGCAATACTGGGACAACTGGCGCTAGCGGTCCTACAGGCCCAACTGGTCCAACAGGGGCAGCATCTTCTGTCGCGGGTCCTACTGGGCCGACAGGGCCTACAGGTTCTTCGGGGCCAAACAGCCTGACGGTTGGCACAACGACAGTTGCCAGCGGTACAAGCGGCTATTGGCTCTATAATAACGCTGGTGTGCTTGGAAACCTTGCTGCTCCTGTCACATCGGCCACTGGCGGCACTGGTGTATCGGTCAGTGCATCCACTGGCGCGGTGACATTCAGCATTGGTCAGGCTGTAGCCACATCATCCAACGTCCAGTTTAACTCCATCGGTGTGAACACCGCTGGCTCTGGCACGGCTGGTGAAATTCGCGCTACGAACAACATCACCGCTTACTATTCAGATGATCGTCTGAAAGTACGGTATGGCAACATCCAAAATGCCCTTGCCAAGGTTGAGAGCCTGTCTGGTTTTCATTATGAAGCCAATGAAGTGGCTAAGGCACTTGGCTATGAGGCTGTGCCGGAGGTTGGCGTGTCAGCACAGGAAGTGCAGCGTGTGCTTCCAGAAGTGGTTGTGCCAGCGCCAATTGATGAACAGTATTGGACAGTTCGCTATGAAAAGTTGATCCCACTCCTTATTGAGGCAATCAAAGAGCTTTCTGAGCGGCTGAAAAGGCTGGAGAACAAGTAATGCCAACTTTCCTCCAAACGTCTGGTGCGATTTCGCTCAATGACATCAACACGGTTTTTGGCCGTGGTCTGAACCTTAATGCCTATCGTGGCACGACTTATTACACTGTTGCTGGGGGCTCTACAGCATTTACGTTCTCATCCGGCGCAATCAGTTTCAGTGATTTTTACGGAACGGGTCCAACCCCGAATATCACTTACACCGTTGCTACAGGCGGCACTGTTACAACTGATGGAAACTATAAAGTCCACACCTTTACAGGTTCTGGAACATTTACCGTTTCGCAAGTTGGCACCGATTCTTCCGCTTCGTATTTGATCGTTGCGGGTGGCGGGGGCGGCGGTAGAGGCTACGGCGGCGGCGGTGGCGCTGGTGGTATGCGTACTGGCAGCACAACACTTTCAGTTACAGGTTATACTGTTACTGTTGGTGGTGGTGGCGCAGCTAGAACAACTATCGGAAGGGGAAATCCCGGGAGTGATAGTTCTGTATTCAGCATCACATCAACTGGCGGCGGTGGAGGCGGTAGCTCTTTTGTTGCTGGCAATTACTCAGGTGGAAATGGCGGTTCCGGCGGCGGCGGATCAAGTAACGCTGGTCAAGGCGGCACTGGCGGCGCTGGAACTGCTGGTCAGGGTAATAACGGCGGGTATGGAAATGAGTCCGCAAAAGGTGGGCAAGGCGGCGGCGGCGGTGGTGGTGCTGGAGCAGCCGGTGGTGGCGCACCACCAAATGGTCAGAATTATGTAGATGGCGGTGGTGGTGGCAATGGTGCTGCTTCTTCCATAACCGGGGCTTCTGTAACTTATGCTGGTGGTGGCGGTGGCGCTGGTGGTATTATTGCTGGTGGTGGCGGCTCTGGCGGCGGTGGCGCTGGTAATACTGCTTCTACTTCCGGCGCTTCTGGAACAGCAAATACGGGCGGCGGCGGTGGTGGGGTATTTTACAATGTAACTGCATACTCGGGTGGTTCCGGCATCGTTATCATTCGTTATGTTTATCAGTGAGGTAAGGTAATGGCTTATTTTGCCCAACTGGATCAAGACAACAATGTTATGCAAGTGATTGCTGTCACCAATGCAGACATTGATTATTTGCCTTTTCCAGAAAGCGAACCTGTTGGAATTGCATTTTGCCAAAATCTTTTTGACACAGACACTGTTTGGAAACAGACCAGTTACAATAACAACTTTCGTCGCCAATACGCTGAGATTGGTGGTTTTTACTATCAACCACTAGATGTTTTTGTTGGTGCACGCCCATATCCGTCTTGGACATTTCGGTCTTCAGATGCAACATGGCAAGCACCTGTCCCAATGCCTTCTGTTCCAACTAACTATTTTGCTATTTGGAATGAACAATATCTGGAATGGGACATTGTTTTGGGAGAGGCAATATGAAAACCGTTTTGACGTTTTCCGGCGGCATAGACAGCACCTATTTGCTGTGGAAACTTTTGTCTGAAACGCAAGATGAGATTACAGCTATTTTTATTAGCTCAGACAATCTCTCTCAAACAGACTTTAACCGATATGATCTCCGTGCATTTCGCGGATCAAGCCAAGCTACTGCTGATGCATCCGCTCAATGGCTTCAGTCAAATATTCGCTCATTTACTTACGTTGTGCAGACTTTTGATTCTCAATATGCACCCCGTGGTGTTCGGAACGTCAACAGTCCTCAAACATACCTGACGAGATTTGCTGTTCCTCGCATCAATTCCGGTGAATTTGACCGCTTGATCTGCACCAGCGAAAAAGAAAATGATGGCGCGTCAAATGGCGGAACCATTGACGTTCGCCGCCCCGGCTCTATGGCTGCGCGTGATATTTTTGCTCAAAGTGCCACACGCGGCTCTATTGAGTTTCCTCTCATTGCTGCAAATTACACGCAAGCAAATGCTTTGACGGAAATGCCAAGCGATCTTCTTAACATTGTTGATCACTGCACTTTGGAAGATAATTCTTACAAGTGTAAGAAAAAACGCTGGTTCCAAAATCTTTTGGATCAAGGCAAAACACCAGCCCAATGCTATGATGCTTGGTATGCAAGTTGCACCAATGCTTCTGTTGGTAAATGGTTCAGCATGAAGTTTTGGATTGAGAACACTCAGCCAACAGATCAATTTACTTGGGCAATCCCAGAGTGGCCGACATCCTATAGCGCGTAAGAGGACGTTATGATTTTGAGGGGGATCATAGCGTTAGTAGCACTAGCTACTACGGCAAGTGCAAACGATCTGAAGATTGTGACACATACAAGCACGGGCGGATTTACAATCCATGCCCGTGTTTTTGCTCAACATCTGCAAAAACATACGCCGGGCCAAACGGTTTCTATCAAGATCGTTCCGGGTGCGGCTGGTATCGCTGCCGCTAATTACCTGTACAATCTCGCGCCAAAAGACGGTTCTGAGATCGGAACGATCAACACCAAAGTCTTGACGCAGGGCCTCATCAAGAATGATGAAGTCAAATATGACCTGTCTAAGCTTGGTTGGCTTGGTTCATCAGTAGATGGACGCATGGAGCCATTTGTTCTTTGGGCCAAAGCGGGTCCAGATCAACTTATCGCGGGTTCGGAAGGCGGGTTTGCCATCAACCATATCAAGCTGGTCAATAGCATCCTGCGCTGGGACATGCGGGAAGTGATTGGATATGCAGAATCCGGCCAAGTCAGAATGGCTTTTGAGAAGGATGAGATTAACCTTGTTGCCTATAACTTGACAGGCATCCGCACAACTGCCTCGGCTTGGCTGAAAGATAGTTCTATTTTGCCATTGATTCAGTATGGTGCGGGTATGAGGCGGCACCCTGATTTGCCGTTTGTTACAACGGTTATGGAACTATCTGCTTCTAATGAAGATAAGAACCTGATTGCTGCATTTGAGCGGGTTCTGGTTCTTGGAAGGGCCTTCGCTGCGCCGCCAAATCTGCCAGAAGATAAGTTGGCTCATTTGCGGGTTTTGTTTGAGCGTGTTGTCAGTGATCCAGAATATCAGTCGGATGCTGCCAAAATAGGTGTTATCGTCAGCGCAGTTTCTTGGCGCGAAGCTGAAGAAATAGTAAAAGATATATCAATGACACCGCCAGATACGGTGTCTCGACTTAAACAGTTTTGATTGGCTAGAGGGGGCTCAGATGCCAAGTAGCGATACGTCTGATGAAAATCGGTTAAAGATTTGCGTTTACGCCATCAGCAAAAATGAAGCGCACTTCATCCCGCGTTTTTGCGAATCAGCGAAGGACGCTGATTTGATACTAATTGCTGATACTGGTTCTACGGATGGTTTGCCAGAGGAGGCAATTAAGCATGGGGCTGTTGTTCACCATATATCCATTACACCTTGGCGTTTTGACTTGGCGCGGAATGCGGCTCTGGCGCTAGTTCCGCGTGACTTTGATGTTTGCATAAGTCTGGACATAGACGAGGTTCTTCAGCCCGGGTGGCGCGAAGAGATTGAGCGTGTCTGGATCAAAGGTCAGACAACCCGTCTTCGTTACATGTTTGATTGGGGCTGCGGCATCCAGTTCTTCTATGAGAAAATCCATGCAAAGCACGGCTATATGTGGCACCACCCGTGCCATGAATATCCAATTTACGATGGGCGCATTACTGAAGTTTGGGCGCAGACGGACATGCTATTGGCCGTCCACATGCCTGATCCAACAAAGAGCCGGGGCCAGTACCTTGATCTGTTGGAACTCTCAGTCAAAGAAGACCCAGATTGCCCTCGCAACGCTTTTTATTACGCCCGTGAACTGTCCTTCCATGCCAAATGGCAGGAAGCCATCGACGCTTGCAAAAGCTACCTAAAGCTTCCCCGCGCCACATGGCCGAATGAGCGGTGCTATGCCTACCGTGTCATGGGCCGGTCCTACAATGAGCTTGGTCACTGGGAAGAGGCCGAAAAGGCGTTCCAGATGGCTGCGAGCGAATCACCCAATACCCGCGAACCGTGGTGCGAGCTTGCTATGCTCAATTATCGTCTGGCCCGGTGGGAGGAATGCTTTGCCTTTGCTTCCCGTGCTTTGCGGATCGTGGACCGCCAAAAGGTCTATACGGTGGACCCAGAGGTCTGGGGTTCCCAGCCCCATGATCTTGCAGCCGTGGCGGCTTGGAATCTGGGCCTAAAAGACATGGCCTTGACCCAAGCTAAACTGGCTTTAGAACATAGCCCAGATGACATCCGGCTCCAAAATAATGTAAAGTTCATGTCTGGCACGGAGCCTATTGAGGACGCGGCGTGATGGATAACCAGCAGCTTTTTAATGTGATCGTTTCCATCGCCGGGTTCCTTGCGGTATTCGTGTTTAATTCCACGACCCGCAAAATTCAGAAGATGGAAGATCAGCTTTCTGAGCTGCCCAAAGAATATGTCCAGAAGGATGACTACCGCTCGGACATCAGTGAAGTGAAGGCCATCCTAAAGCAGATTTTTGACAAGCTGGATGCAAAGGCTGACAAATGAGCACGACAGAAGAGAAACAGGAAAAAATTGCGCTGGAAATGGCCGCTTCGGCCAGTAAGGGCGCATTGGTTGAGAAGATCGTATTCGCTGGTGTTCCGATCCTGTTCTCATGCGTTGTCTATCTGATGAACGCCCTATCCAATGCCAACAGCGAAATTATCCAACTCAAATCAAAGATTGCGGTCGTTGTGAACGCCGACAACAAGGCGATCCCGCCACAAGGCACAACCATCGACATGGCCCAGATCAGGGAACAGCTTAACGATAAAATCGACAAGGTAGAGCGTGACGCAGCGTTGGCCCGCGCTGCAATGACTCTTGATCGTGAAAGGTCAATGTCATTGGTTGATAAGAGCCGATTGGACATGGCTGCTGACGCGGCCCAAGCCCGTGCAGCGATCCGGTTTGATTTAGAAAAGATCAGGGGCGAGTTGGACAAGCGCATTCACCTCTTAGAGCAAAAGGTGAAGTGATGGACCCGATCACCTTAAAGGTGGTCCTAATTGCATGGATGTTTGACGTTCAGACGGCTGGCGTTATGTACTTCATGCCCATAACGGTGATGCAAGATGATGCAACGTGTCAAAGAGCTTTGGTTGACCTTAAAGAAACTCACAAGCGAGGCTATGCGTACAATCTCGCAATTCGTGGCGCGTGTATTCCCGCGAATATAGGAGGCTAGAATGGACATACTTAAAACTGTAGGTCCCCTTTTGGGTCAGGTTGCGCCGACATTAGCGACTGCGATGGGCGGTCCTTTGGCTGGGTTGGCTATCAAAACGCTGTCCAACGTGCTGCTTGGCAACGAAGAAGGCACTGAAGCCGATGTTGCTAAGGCCATACAAAACGCCACACCTGATCAGTTGGCGGCTCTCAAGCAGATTGATGCCGACTTTAAGGTTCGGATGGCGGAGCTTGAGATTGACCTTGAGCGCATCTCTGCTGGCGACCGTGACAGCGCCCGCAAAAGGGAAATGGAGATCAAGGACCACATGCCAAAGGTTTTGGCGGCTGGCATCACGGTTGGATTCTTTGGTTGCTTGTTCTGGATGTTCGTCTATGGCGTTCCTAAGAACGGAAACGAGGCTTTGCTGCTGATGCTTGGCGCTTTGCAGACGGCTTTCACAGGCGTGATCGCCTACTATTTTGGTTCATCTTCTGGCTCAAAAGCGAAGACGGACCTCATGGCAACAAAGGACAAATAAGATGGCTGCGGAGAACTGGGAGAAGGCGTTTCAGATGGTCCTCAAACATGAGGGGGGCTATGTGAACAATCCAAAAGACCCCGGCGGCATGACAAATCTTGGCGTGACCAAAAAGGTCTGGGAGGAGTTTGTCGGCAGAGAAGTTGACGAACGTGAGATGCGTGCGCTAACCCCCGATGTCGTTAAACCGTTGTATAAAAAGAACTATTGGGACAAAATCAAGGGCGACCAACTTCCATCAGGAGTAGATTATGCTGCGTACGATTTGGCGGTCAATTCTGGAACGGGTCGTGCCGCTAAATACCTTCAGCAAATTGCTGGGGTTCATGCCGATGGTGTGATTGGGCCAAAGTCAATGGAAGCCATCTTGTCTTGCGATCCGGTTGAGACGGTCGATGCCATCTGCGACATGCGTCTGGATTTCCTGCAAAGGCTCCCGACTTGGAACACTTTTGGCAAAGGCTGGGGCCGCCGTGTGGAAGAAGTCAAGTCAATCGGACTTCAGATGGCAAAAGCCGACTGATGGTGGTATAACAGGGGGATAGCGGAGTTTCCCAATGACCACAGGTTTGTCATACGATGGCACCGTAGCTGGCACCACCAGCTATATTAACCAGATCGCCACAATGGCGGTCGTGGAGCCGAACAATCCTGAGTTTTTGGTTATTTTGCCCCAAATGATCACTTATGCGGAAAACCGCATGTATCGTGATCTGGACTTCTTGTTCACCTCTGTTGCAACGACAGCGTATAGCATGACAGCCGGAAGCCGACAGGTTTCTGTTCCAACCGGCACATTTGTTGTTCCAGAGCAGATCAACGTATTGGTTCTTCCTGCACAATTTACAGCATCCATCGCGTCAAGCACGATGACTGTTACGTCTGTCGTGTCTGGAACCTTAGCTGTTGGTATGATGATTTCTGGTTCAGGTGTTACGCCCGGAACTACGATCACGGCTTTTGGAACAGGCTCCGGCGGCACAGGTACATATACCGTCAGTGCTTCGCAAACAGTTGCTTCTACATTCATCGTTGGGAATAGCACATCGGCAAATGCCGACACCTCTACTCGTATCCCGCTTTTGCCGACAACTAAGGAGTTCCTTGATGCCTGTTACGGGTCAGGTGCTACGGCTAATCGCGGTCTACCTCAGTATTGGGTTCCTTTTGATGATTATACATTTCTCGTAGGCCCATATCCCGACCAGAGCTATTCCTGCGAAATCGTTGGAACTTATCGCCCAGCCAGCTTGTCTACGACGAACAAGACCACGTTCATCAGTCTCTATCTGCCTGATGTTTTCATCATGGCCTCCATGATCTACATCAGCGCCTACCAGCGAAATTTTGGCCGCGCCAATGATGATCCGCAGATGGCGATCACCTATGAGAGCCAATATCAGGCGTTGCTGAAAACCGCCGATCTGGAAGAAAACAGGAAGAAGTTCGAGGCTGCGGCGTGGTCTTCGCAGGAGCCATCTATCAGCGCCACCCCAACGCGGTGATAGCTCATGCCTCATTCGTCCTTTAAGATCCTTCCCGGTGTTGACCAAAACAAAACACCAGCCCTTAACGAGGCGGCTGTTTCGTACAGCCAGCTTATCCGTTTCATTCCTGATCGGACGTTGGGCGGTCTTGTTCAGAAGCTTGGTGGATGGACTAAATATTTCCCAAGCTCAATCGGCTCTATCCCACGGTGCCTCTGGGCGTGGGAAGATACCAACTCAAATTCCTATCTTGCTGTTGGCGCGGAAGGCATTGCTGCGGGTGGCGGCAATACGCTTGTCGTAATCGAAAATGGTGGACTGACAGACATCACGCCTCAAAAAACAACAGTAAATGTTGCTGTCAGCGTTTCTACCGTGTCCGGTAGCAATGAAGTTACGATCACAGACACTGGTCGTAATGTTAGCAGCTATGATGTTGTCGATATCCAAACCCAGATTAGCGTGGGCGGTCTTGTCCTGTTCGGCCAATATCAATGCTATAATCCGGGCGGTGGTGCAAACACCTATAAGATCTACGCAACAGATGCGCTTGGCGGTCCTGCGCTTGCTACATCCACGGTTACTACGGGTGGCGCAGTAGCTCAATTTGGCACGACAAACGCCAGCAATGTTGTCAGCGTCACTCTCAATAATCATGGATATGTTGAGGGCAATACGTTTCCAGTTCTTATCGCCACGACTGTTGGCGGTATTACATTTTACGGAAATTACATTGTAACCAGCATTACATCAGCCAACGTATTTACCATTGCTGGAACTACAATTGCTACCTCAACGACCACTGGTTACATGAATAGTGGCAATGCTCACTATGTCTACTATCGTGGTGTTGGTGCGCTTCCTACCGGGACGGGTTGGGGTGTCGGTGGTTACGGCCTCGGTGGATATGGGACAGGTACTGATCCTGTTATAACGGGCGGCACACCTATCAATGCTATTGATTGGACGCTGGATAACTGGGGCGAAAGCCTCATTGCTTGTCCGCTAAACGGCCCAATCTATGAGTGGTCTCCTACAAGCGGTTCGCCAAGAGCAAATACGATTCCAGAAGCTCCGCCGGTTAATCAAGGCATGTTTGTCGCTATGCCGCAGCGTCAAATCATTGCTTATGGATCTACGTTTACGGGCATCGTAGACCCGCTTCTTATCCGCTGGTGCGATGTCGATAACTACAATTCTTGGATTGGAACAGTTACCAATCAAGCGGGCAGCTATCGCATTCCAAAAGGGTCGCGCATTATCCAAGCCATTCAGGCTGGTCAGCAGGGCCTTGTTTGGACTGACCTCGGCATTTGGGCCATGCAATACGCTGGCCCGCCGTATGTCTATCAGTTTAACGAACTTGGCACCGGCTGCGGTTTGATCGGTCGAAAGGCTGCGACATCTGTTGGCGGTGTTGTTTATTGGATGGGTCAGAGCCAATTCTATCGTCTATCTGGCGGTGGTGTTGAGCCTATTCGCTGCCCCGTCTGGGACGTTGTTTTCCAAGACTTGGACACCGACAACCTTGATAAAATTCGCGTTGCTCCAAACAGCCGATTTGGTGAAATTACTTGGTATTATCCAACCAATAGCAATGGCGGCGAAGTCAGCCACTACATCAAATACAACTATGTATTGGACCAGTGGGATTTCGGCACGCTTGCTCGCACTGCTTGGATCAACGAATCGGTCCTTGGCCCTCCGATTGGCGGCGCACCAAACGGTTACATCTATCAGCATGAGACATCTACGGACGCGGATGGCGAGGCTATGGTTTCGTCATTCCAAACGGGTTACTTCGTTCTGAACGAAGCAGACAACAAGATGTTTGTTGACCAAGTCTGGCCCGACATGAAGTGGGGCTACTATGGCGGTACGCAGGGCGCGAACGTCAATCTGACGTTTTATGTGACTGACTACGCAGGGCAAACCCCGACCGCTTATGGTCCGTATACATTGACACAGGCCACAACTTACATCACGCCGCGCTTCAGAGGCCGCTTGGTTTCCATCAAAATGGAAAGCAATGACATTGGTTCGTTCTGGCGTATTGGTAACACTCGCTACCGCTTTCAGCCTGATGGACGCTACTAATGACTGCTTCTCTCAGTGATATCCTAACAACCCAGAAAAACGGTGTTGTTGCTGTTAACAACTTGGCGCAATCTAATTTGCGAGGTCAAGGCACTGTAACATCTGCGACTGTTACGGGAAGCACTATTGTCTTTAACGGTAACGGTTACTTGGTAAAATATACTGTTGTGGTTGCGGGTAGCGCCAGCGGCTTAATCAACAACGCCTCATCTACAGTTTCTCCTGCGGCGACAAACGCTCTCTGTGCAACGCCTAACACTGTCGGCATTTACCCTGTAGGAATGGTATTTACAAATGGGCTAACAGTTGTGCCGGGGACGGGGCAGTCCATCAACGTCACCTATACTCCGGGGTAAACGATGCCGCTCAAAAAAGGTTCCTCCCAGACAACTGTAAGCTCCAACATCAGCGAGCTGATGCATTCTGGCCGTCCGCAAAATCAAGCTATTGCCATCGCGCTGAAGACAGCCCGCGAAACAGCAAAAGCTAAAGGCGGTCCTTTGCAGGATAACCCGAATGTCAAACTTGATTCAGATCCGGTTGCCCAGCCGAGCGAATATGGCGATGTCACGAAGGTCCATGTTGGTCCGATTCACTCTCCTGTTGCTGGCCGCACCGATCATCTGCCTATGCACGTTCCTTCTGGCTCTTATGTCATCCCTGCCGACATCATCTCGGCTATGGGCGAAGGCAACACGATGGCGGG